CAATACGAAGTAAGTCACTTCCTATTGGATTAAGACGTATAGACTGATTGCCCATATCCTTAAAATTTCCTGTATATACTGGGATACTACCTGCAAACTCTGCATTAAGAAAAGTCCTGATAGTATCCAAAATCTTTGTTTCCCAAATGTTAACAAATGTAATTGCCATTAGGTTCTAGTCATCCTAATTGAGTATGGCATCCCATTATCATCTATTGATTCATTCTTGCCAAAGAACTCTATTTCCCATTTGTCATTTAGTGTAGCTGTATCTGCTGTGTCACCTGCAAACCTAATGTAAACATCATTAGCTAGTGGTTGATACTGACCATTGATGGTCTCTGTATAGTCTGCTACCTCACCATTATTCATTCTATTGCGCCACCTGTGGTAATCTTTACACCAACCTTATCATACACATCATAGTAGTGACCTCTTGTGTCTACTATGTTGATAGCACCACTTACAGATATTTGTCTAATTACTCCTTTACTAGCATCACCTGAAACTTGCCAAGACAACTTAGTACTACCATCATTTAATGATAGTATGTTTCTTTCTGCTTCTTCAAATAAAGCAGTTCCTACTTCAGACGTAGGGTCATTTGATCTAATAAGAAAATAACAAGCAATTAATGCAGTTGTTCTTACTATGGAGTAATCATAGTTTCCATCTTTGTCTTTAAACTGTTTTCGGGGCAGTCTGCCATCTAACCTAGAATCAAGGTATTTTTCGGCATTTGATATATAGCGTGTCCGTAGAGTATCCCAATCATCACCTGACTCAATAAGCATATCATTTGGGTTTGTTGTATCATTATAATAGTAAACAGCATCATTTGAATCATCGTAATACCATCTCCCATTGGCGTTTACATCTGATACGCTTGATTGTCCTGCCCCTAAATTTTCACCATTGGCAAACAACTGAGTAACTAATCCTACATTGTTTGCAACATATCTGCTTCCAGCACTTACTACAAAGCCATATAAAGCAGTTTTAGTGTCAAATTCATCTATTGATGGAAATACATCTTTTAAATCTCTTGTTGTACAGTACGCCATATTGTTCCTAACTTATGTAATAAATGTTTTTAATACAAGGGTAATGTTTAATTTTTTATCTCTACATGAACTAAATCATCAAAGCTGTTATCTTTCGTGTCTCCATCACTATCCCAGTCTCCACCAAACCTTATGTCTACCCCCATTTGCTTAGCTATGCCACGAATCATTCCACCCATATAATAAAATCCATCTCTATTTTCCCAATCTATTGGGTATGGTGCTAAGTCAACTGCTTTACCTTCCATGTGCTTAGAGTACTTTACTTTAGTAGCTCCTTTTGCTAAAAGTTCTTCTTGACGTTCAGCAGAACGGAGTCCTTCAATAATAGTAACATCCATCATTTTAATTAATTCATTTAACACATTTACCAGTCTAACATCCACCCCTTTGAGTCTTTCTCGACTCCGTCTACCGAACTTATACATTATCTCTTCTTCCTTTTCATCATTTTCTTTTTTTTCTTTTTTCCGTTCTTTTTCTTTTTTGAACTGTGTCCGTAGTGATATGGCATTATGCTCTCCTTACTCGTTTTGCTACTTTTTTACTGTATTTTGCTCTCTGCTTACCTTTGGCAGAAGCCTTCCTTTTTTGCCTATTTGTATAAGCTTTTTCACTGGCACTAAGACGTTTCCTAACTGACTTAGGTAGGTAACGCCCACGTTTTCTTCTTGGTTTTTTTTCATCACTTTTTGTAACGTATCCCCATTCTTGTTTTGTCCACTTTTTTAAGCTCTTCTGTGTTTTTTTCAAAGCCATTATTTATAACCACCCCCAGCTTTTTTATATGCCCTAGCAAGCATTTGAGCTTTTCTGGCAGACCATTGTCCTGCTCTTCCACCCTTGCTACCTGCTTTAATACGATAAAAAAGCCTTTTTCTCATAGCAGGCTTTGTATAGTTACCTGCCTCATTAACTCTTGATTTTTTTCTTTTTTTTCTAGCCATGTCTCTTTGCCACACTGAAGTTAGCAAATAATGAAGAACCTTTATGTTTTTTGTAACCTGATTTTGGATTCTTCATTAATTTATAACTCCCCTTTTTTTTCATCCAATGATAACCTTTTGGTGCTTTTACTCTCATAATATTACCACTTAACCTTATTTGCCCACCATGCTGGACTCATTTTACCTCTTGCTATATTTTTACGATGTCTAGCCTTAAATGATCTACGTTTTGCCTTCATTCTAGCAGACTCACCTTTTTTAGGTTTACCTGCTGTTTTAGCTCCCTGTTGTCCAAATCTAATAAGCTTTACTTTGCTACCAACCTTTGCAAGAACTACATGGGATTTCTTAGGATGGTTAGGAGTACGCTTCGGCTTATTGTACCCACTTAATCCATATCTAGATAATCTTGGATCACGCTTTTTAGACATTACTTTTTAAATATTCCTGCAATTAAATCTTGCACTACTTCAGCAAACTCTTTAAATAATTCACCTTCTTTTTCTTCTTTTACAAATGGAATGTTTATTTTATCATTCATTAACTGAGCCATTTTATCAGCAAACTCTTCTGACTGTGTATATCCTACAGCTTGCTCTTTCATTTTTTCTGCTTGCTCTTCAGCAACTTTTACTAACATTGATTTAATATCCATTATACTAACCTCATTACTACGTTTACAATTATTGGCAATGCTATTAAAGCAACGCCACCTACAGTTTTTAATTCAACTAAACGACTTTCATGCTCTGCAACTTTGCCATTTAGCTTTTCTAAATGCTTATCAATTCTTGAAAGCATATTAAAAATAGTTTTTTGTCTCTCGTCAAATTTAACCATCATTCCGTGAATATCATCTGTGTGTGGCATTAATGCTTACCTCCCCCATTTAATCTCCCACTCATATAGCTAATTTTATCACTTAAATCATCTACATCTTTCATTAAGGCTTCATGCCTACGATCCATTTTATCGTGCATACTGCCCTTAAAACCATTTATAGAATCAATAAGTTTTACACAAATATTCATAGTGTTATTTAGCTCTGATTTCATTGTAGATAAATCTTGCTGTATTTCATCAATATGTGCTGTTTGAGATTTATTTTCTTTTATAAGATTTGTAATCATAAATCCAAAAAGAATCATACAGATTCCTATTACCCCTAACTCTCCATAAGCCTCTAACATTGCTGTAGTATCCATTATTTTGCCTCAACATATTCATATTGTTCATGTTTGTAGCACCAGTTACCATCGCTGTGTATTCTACCATGATACCAATGCTCTACAGAATCAGCACCTATTATTTCAATAAATACTGTGTTTTTTGTTGTGTCGCTTGGAGTTATTTCTAACCCTACTATTGTCCACCCCTGACTGCAACTCATCATTGACATACTTAACAGGAATGTCATAAGTTGTACTAATAACTTTAAAATCGCCATTTTTTAATACTTTAATTGTTTTATTCATAATACCATCCACCACGCTATAGCAGTTTCTACAACTATATCAGACATAGTATTATATGCCCATGCTTTTTTTGTACCATAAGTTTCTTCATCTCCCTCTATAAACCATTCAAAGATTTCCCACAATACACCTAGTATAAAAACGCCCATTACACACCAGAAATTACTCCAGTCTAGCCATTGAAATATTTTGCAGAAAAAAGCTCCTGCTCCTAAATGATAAGCAGTCCATCCGTCTAGCTGTCCTGTTTTTAATTGCCATGCAACTAATTTTGATATTGGAGTTTTCATTTGCTTACCACTTTATTATTTACTAATTTATGTTTTGATAGATCAATTCTCCCATGACCATCTGAAGTTCTTTTAGCAACTTCCTTAACATATTCTTCCTCTATAGTTTTAAATGAATCAGATCGCTTTACAATCTCTCCATCAACTAAAAGAAAATACTGTTTAGAGTTTGGATATGTTACTGTAGCAGGTGTGCCGTCAACTAAAGAAAATGTTTTTACTATTCCTTTTTTATTATTTAAGTGAATAGTGATATCATAATCATGGGAGCATTGTCTTATAATCATTACTCGGCTTCTTCTTCCTTATTTAATGATTCTCTTAACATTCCAATAAACGCTTCTTTACCTACAGCTAATTGATCTGCCATAAACTGATTGGTATTCATCTTGTTTTGTAGATCGTTTATATGGTTAAGCATTGATTTTTGTTCATCAGTCATATCCTCAATAACATATTCTTTGTCATCGAAGTTAAGAACTGGCTTTTTTTCTTTTTCTTTTTTTGCCATTATTGACTCCTTGTTTGTTAAACTTCTTCAGCTTGTTTATCTGCCCATGCTGACTTTATTTCATCTGTCCACAAAGCACTAGCTAAAGCCTGTATTTCTGCTGACTCTCCAGATACATCCATATCTGGTGAAAATGATTTTCTATTATATTTATATGAAATTTCTTTTCCATCTTCCATAATAGATGTTTTAGTGCGTACTTGAATGTGTTTGTACTCTGTACGAATTTCATAATCGTCTTTTGTTTGTTTACTTAAACTCATTTTTTATTCCTTTTAATTATCCAATTAAGCTGAAAAATATGTTATTGAAACTGTAATGTTAAATGCTGTATCTACATGACTATTATTTATAAATGTAAATGTGTCATCATCTGCGACATGAGCAATCTGAAAATATTGATTACCATCAGTAGCGTATAAAAAAGTTTTATTATCATCAATACTTGCATCACCATGACCAGATAAATGAACATTTCCTACAGCATATCCTGAATTTTGGTTTAAATCGGCAAGTGCAAAAGGTAGAGTAAATCTTAAATCTCCACTTATACTATTATCAGAAGCTACTCTTACCTCACCAGTTACATGAACTTGCCTACCTATCTTTGTATAACTAAGTTGATTAAAACTTGTGTTAAAAGTCATACTTCCAGAACTTGACCCTGTAACTGCTATATCGTGGTAACCTTCTTCGTAATCATCTAAACGGTTTGGATCAGAACTTGCATCTTGAGAAGCTGGGAATTGTATTTGAGAACAATGTATTCTTGCTCCACCATCTTGAGCCATGTAAATATCAGTTACATCATTATTTCCAAGAACTACTGAATTGTTTGCTCCAAGAGTAATTCCATTTCCTAACCCAGTTCTATTTATTGCACCAGCATCGGATACATCTGTATTATAACCTATACAAGTATTTTTAGTTCCAGTAGTAATAGTGTCTCCAGATAAATAACCTACTGCTATATTTTCAGAACCAGAAGTCAATTCTGCTAAAGCATTTCTTCCAATCGCTATTTGCCCATCATTGGCTACATCTCCAGCACCCATAGCGTACCTTCCAATGGCTACAGTATCATTGGTGTCTATACTTTGAGCCATTGCAAAATACCCAAGAGCAACATTCCTACTGCCAGATGTAAGGTTTTGTAAAGACTGAATACCCACAGCTACATTATCTGAACCTGTGGTAACATCAATCATAGAGGAATAACCAACTGCTGTATTATTTGAATTACTTTGTTCACTTGCTCCTAAACCAGCATTATAACCCAGAAAAGTATTTTTTGTACCTGTTCTATTATAAAATCCAGCTTCAACTCCAACTGCCGTATTATAAGTGTTTGCACCTACATTTTGTTGAGACAAAGCATTAAAACCTATTGCTATTGACCTTTCTCCAGCTTGTTCGCTTCCTAAAGAACCATATCCTATAGCTACACTTCTTGTACCAGATGTTATTTTATCTCCACTTTGATAACCAATAAATACATTCCTTTCTCCTGTACTAACATCATTACCAGCTTCATGCCCAATTAAAACATTTTCATCGCCATTTGTAGTAAGTGCATTACCAGCTAACTTTCCAAAAACAGTATTGTCTGCACCGCCATCATTATTACTTAGTGAGATTCTGGAGTTGGTGTCAATAACGAACCTATTTTCACCATTAAGAAAAAAGTCCATATTGCCAGTATTGTATATAACTCTTTGCCCCCAATTATCACCACCATAGAAAACAGTCTTTCATCCTTTCCCTTTTTTC